AGACTGGACTTACTTCAGGTATAGGAACATTTTTAAGCTCTACAGATTGTAGTTCTTGTATAGTTGCTACGTCTTTTGAAAACCTTTGTTCGTAAGTATCTTCAAGCTGATGCGTTATAGAACAACTAGAAAGTAAAAGTGCCAATAGGTATGACGATTTCGGTAACTGTGCCATCTGCTTCGGTTATTTTTAGGGTTAATGTTACGCCATCACTCGTATATTCAATTGTGTTCCCCTCTAAAGTAATGACACCTTCGCTTTGCGGCGTTTCACCAAACAAATTATTAACTAACTGTCTGCTTAATTCAGCATACACCCTTGATTCAAGATTGCGCATAAATCTAGCTAACGTAGAGTTTTCTTTTTCTCTTTCTATTTCATCTTGTAGTGCTTTTATTTCTTCTTTAATAGTAAGCTTACGAGTGTACTGTTGATTTTCAATTGTCAGATAATGACTTGAAGTGCCGACACCACTAAATGAGGGAGACTTAAATTTATGTGTAATAGTGTCTGCTTTTAAGTTTACTGCAAGAATCCCAAAAAATAATACAAAACCTATAAAAACCAAACTTACTGTAAGTCTATATTTTTCTAGTTCTAGTTTTTGTATTTGTTTTTTTGTTTTTTGCTTTGTCATCATGCAATACCTCTTTATTTTTATTTTTTAATACAGTATTAACTTTAGTCTGTAATCGTATCATATCTTGGTCTAGTAGGCGAAGTTGGTCAGTAAGTCTAATTATGGTTGTTTTCATGTCGTCTACCGCAGGGTCAATAACATTGTTTATGGTTTGCCATACGTAATAAACAAAGTAACCAAGGCCTACGACCATAACAACAGGAAAACCAAATTCTGCTATGAGTTGTGAAATACTAATCTCTTCTTGCATCTATCTTGCCGTCTTCTACAAAATTTTCTGCTCTAGCTATCCTATCTAAATCAGGTGGTAAATTTAAGGCTGACGATACAGATGTATCAATTTTAATTATATCGTTATTCATTATTGAGGCTCTGGTTATAAGCATTTTTGTAATGCCTTGCACAGTTTTTATATCGTCAACTAAATTACCCATAAGTTGCTTCATTACAAGAAATATAAAGTAAGCCATGACGAGTGCGCCTGCAATTGGCACACCAACCTCAGCTATGAGGTTAAATATTTCCACTACTTATCTTCGCCTTTGAAACTTTTTGATGCACCAGATGTGCCTGCGTAAAGACCAAACCATGCTGCACCTGCACCAACAACAACAGATATAAGACCTGATTGTTCAAAGTTTGGTGCTTCTAAGTCCATAAACCACATAACTGTTGTGTATAACAATATAATGTATACAGTCAAAAAGGCTCTTGGAAATATTCTCCAAGAATCTACAGCTTGTGCTAAATGAATCCATTTTTGATGAGGGTTTACATTTTTGACATCTTCTAATTCTCTAATTTTGTCTTTAAGTTCGCCTATTTCTTGAATCATAGCCATGAACTTATTAAGGTCCATCTCTACTTCGTTTCTATCCATGTCTCCGCCAAAACGTCCACTACCCATGTTATCCATAATTTACTCCTCTGGTATAAATTTTCCTAATTTAATTAATTTGTCTCTATTAACTAGATGTTCTGCTTCTATGTCGTCTTTGCTTTGACCAAAATAAGCCACTGCAAGGTAATTTTTAACCATTAATTCGTTTAAATCTTCATCGTCAGCAATAATAGAGCCTAAAACTCTACCAAATTTACCTTTTTTATCAAGTTTGGTTTTTACTTTCACAAGTTTAGCCTCTGCTATTTTGTCTTTTATAAATTGTGACGCTAGTTTACCCCTAGCTTTTTCGTCTAAGTCCCGAGTCCGGGACTCAGGTGTGTCTATGCCGTACAAGCGTATACGAGATTTGTATATAATGTCGAAGCCGCAGTCAATTTCTGCATCTACTGTATCACCGTCTACAACTCTAGTGATATTACACTTGTATTCGTACATTATTTGTCTTTGGCTCTACCAATATTTAATGCTAATAAATCTATTAACTTATATAGCTTGCCAATCCAAACGTCATCTTTTGGCGTTGGTGTACTAGCTGCTATAAGGCTGCTTACTGTAACAATAGCTGTTACCCATGCAATTATTTCTAATATCATAACCACTCCTTTATTTTATTTAAGTTAAGAACAAATATTATTATAGTGTAAAAACACGTTATTTTCTAAAAAGTTGTGTTTTAAAGTATGAAGGTAATCCAATCATGGGTCTGCCATCAAACTTATTATTTTCAGCATTTTCACCACTTGCATCGTTGTAGTGTAAAAAAACCTGTCCACAATCTTCACCTGTGAATGGCTCACGCCAATGCTCTAAATCACAACCACGATACATGAGCATATCACCTTGTTTCAAGTTCACCTCAATATTAGGTTCTAAATATATTGACCACTCATCTCCACCTAAATGCATTGTAGTTGATATTTCACAAGCATATCTGTCTATATGTTTATGCAATTCATCACCTTTTTTATAAATTCTAGCGTATGAATAGGTTTCAAGAAGTTTTAAGCCTGTTTTTTTTTCCATAATAGGTTTTACTTTCTGTAATAAGGTTTCCATAGCTATATCTGAATAATGTGAATAGGTTTCTGGTACTTGTGAGTCATTCCAAACTCCAAAATATTCAGTAAACTGTGATATGTATTTTTCATCAAACAAATGTCTTGCTACTTTTCTTTTGTTTAAAAAATATTGATAACAAAAATCTGCTAGTTCTTTTGATATAGCACTTCTAATTATTTGATACTTATTTTTTTTAAAACTCATTGAAAATTTACCACCATAACTAATCTTTTTTCATCTATGTCAGGACATTCTTGATAATGTGTTAGTTTGCCATCAAACATAATTACATTGTCTTCTTTTGGGTTTGAATAAAATTTTTGGTCATCTTCTCCCAAAACTATTGTTCTACCTTTAGTAAAATTGTTTAGATAAACTATAAGAACTTTATGAGGTAACTTTGTATCTATGTGGGGTATGCTTTCTTGAAACTTACTGTGTAATGTTAAATTTATGTTCATACGATATATAACTTCAAAATCTATACTATTAAAATCTAATATATCTTTGAAAATATAATAAAATTCTTCAAAATAGTTAGAAGCACTCCTTGGTAAAGCAGGGACTTTTTCTCCGTCTATTTCATGTGCAGGTCTTCCTAGAAGACAATGATAAAACATGCTCATATCATCTTTATCTGTACCATAAACAGTCTTATCAAGATAATACCAAGGGAAATTTTGTCCAGATACTATTTTTTTTAGATTTTTATAATTTTCTGTTAGGGGGTTTTTTAGTTCTGTTATCATTTAAACGGATATCCTAAATTCCAACACACTAAAGAGTGTCGTATACCTCTTGTTATAGGTTTTACTCTATGCCAAACAAAAGAGGGAAATACAATTATACTACCTTTTTTTCTAATTTCTTTACATATTCTTGGCTGAGAGCCTTCATCTGTATTTCTAAAATCAAACTCTAAATCACCACCCTCATATTCTCTAGGGTTAGTAAGTGATATAGTCATGCTAAGTTTTCTTAATTTACCATGTACATTTTCATTATCTGGCTGGTTATAAGGTTCTTCGTGTGAATCACAATGCCAATCGTAAAATTGACCTTTTTTATATTCAGTAAATTGACAAGCCTCTGACCAATCCCATTGAAAATTCCATTCGGCAAGTGCATTTGCTTGGCGCACATAAGGTTGTATTTCATTATATATCCATCGGTCTGACATCCAAACAACATCGGATTTGCGTTTTTTTTGTATATTTTTAAGTTCAAGTTTGCTTATATTTTCAGACTGAGCATGGCCTGTAAGAGCTATTTCTTTATCTTGCTCTTTACCATAACGAACTATTTCATCACATATTCTTTCTGGTATAGCTGACTGAAAGTACCAGTAATACCATTTAAGATTCATTTTTTATCGTTTTAATTTGTCCAAGTACCAGCTTTTACAAAATCGTAAACTTCATCTAAACTCCAAACTCCTGAAGCTCCAGATACAAAATCTACTTCAGGTTCTTTGGTTATAACTACTCCAGAACCTCCATTTGAACTTGCTGGAGCTGCTGCTCCTGCTCCTCCTGCTCCTACAGTAATGGTGTAATTTGTACCACCTACAACAGTAAGTGTAGATTCAGCCGAGGCACCACCGCCAGAGCTTTCACCCGGCACAGAACATCTATAGCCTCCAGCTCCACCACCGCCACCAAAGTCTTGGAAAGCAGTAACGTTACTTGCCCAGCCACCGCCTCCGCCACCTGTATTAGCTGAACCTGCTGAAATTGTATTAGCTGGATTACCTCCATTACCACCACCTCCAGCACCTCCAGTACCAACAGTTCCAGCACCGAAGTAGTATTGACCACCACCACCGCCACCTGCTCTTGTTACAGATGAGCCAGTTATTGATGATGCAAGTCCATCACCTCCGTCTCCACTTTTGGCTCCTGCTGGTTGACCATGATGAGGTACGTTATCTTGTCCTTTTTCACTTGCTCCTCCGCCACCGCCAGAAAGGTCTGTTCCTCCGTGTGCTGCTCTTATACCAGCACCTCCGGGAAATCCTTGATTGGCTGTTCCAGTACCAGTAGCAAAACGACCTCCGCCGCCACCAGAACCTCCCGGTTGTGTGCCGGGGTTTGGTGTAAAAAAACCTGTATCACCACCACCACCTCCAGTTGAGGTTACAGTTGTAATAGGAGTTCCTGCTATAGAAGAATCTCCACCTCTAGAGCCTACAGTAAATGTTGGAGCTACGGGGTGACCTCCACCTCCACCACCACCTGCGATAATAAGGTATTGTAGTTCTGTTGTATGTGTTGCTGTAGTTAAAGTACCACTAGAATTAAAAGTAGTTGTTACTGCACTTTGTGTGCTTGTTTGTACTGTATTGTTTGGTCCAATAATTCCACCGTTACCATCTGACATAGTTAAACCTCATTCCAAGTAAGACCTGTGTAATCCCACTCATAGTCTGTTTCTGTTTCTAAATTATTCCCTGTATGGGTTTTACCTATCCACTTTTGATTGGTTTCATCCCATAATATTTCAATAGGATTAGAGTTTACTTCTTTAACATTAGGATAAGTTACAGGTGCTTCCCAATCATCGTTAGAGTCTAAAACCCAAGAATCGAAAGGTTTTGGAGCAATAAATTTATTTTTTGTTGCATCGTAGGTAAATCCTATACCTGCATACTGTTTGCGTTGATTATTATTAAAAGAAGTTTGTTTCCAAGCAACACCATTTTCTGAGTGTGGTATTAAATTAGAAACGTAAGTTTCAGCTTCGGATGAATAATCACCACCATTAGCGTCTATATCATCATTAGATATTACTACTACTTGTATTACTTCGTTATTGCTATCAAGTTCTGCAAAGTGAGCCATATCTAAACTCCTTACGCATCATCTAAAATTTCACCAGAAACTGTATATTCTAAATCATTATTAGCACTACCCTGTATTTTCAATATATCTGTTTCATCTAAATAAACAGTAGTAGATAATAAAGATAATGTTGAGTCTGCTGGTACTGAAATAGTTGAAGCTATAGAACGAGATGTACTGCCATTATCGGTTGATATCGATATAGTTATATCTGCTGCATTTGTACCATCTATATTTGCAATTAATATTGTGTTTACTTTATACAATTTATCAGCAGGTACATCTATAATGTCCTGATTAGAAGTTGTAACTGCACCATTTATTGTGAATGGTAAAATGGATGTTACATTTACTATATTTACTGATGCCATATTTTTCTCCTAAATTATCCGAATACTATAGCCATGGCAATGGCTTTACCTGTTGAGGTTTTTGTATTGAGTTGAGTTTGTATATTGGAAGTTACTCCATCACTAAAGTTTAATTCTGTTGCTGTAGCTGTTACTCCGTCTAAAATGTTAAGTTCTGCTGCGGTGCTAGTAACACCATCGAGAATATTAAGCTCTGCTGTTGTGCTAGTAACACCATCTAAAATATTTAATTCTGCTGTTGTACTAGTGACACCGTCTAAAATATTAAGCTCTGTTGCTGTAGAAGTAACACCGTCAAGAATATTAAGTTCTGCTGCGGTAGATGTGACTGTAGTTCCATTAATAGAAATAGCATCTGTTTCAAGAGTACCATTGACATCCATGTTGCCTTCTAAGTCAATATCACCATTTACAATTAAATCATCTGTAACCGTTAAATCATCCTCTACTTTTAAATCTACAACATTAAGACTAGCAAAAGCATCAACTATTGCTGCTCCTGAACCTGCTCCGTCTGAATAAACTACTTTTACATCTCCGGGAGGAATGGTGACATTAGCACCACTGCCCTGAGAAATAATAATATTTTGTGAGCCTGTGGTTGCGTTTTCAATAAACCAAAGTTTTGATACCGTGTTTGGACCTAGAGTAATAGTACAAGCTGAATCAAGTGTACCTGTGTATTTTAAAAATATTGACCTACCCGGGTCAGTTGAGCCATCTGCTATGGTTGTTGTGTGCGTGTCAGCGTTTGTAGTTATGGATTCTGTGCCAAAACTAAAAGCTTCAGCAATTAATTCTAAATTAGTGTTTGTACTTGTTCCCCAAGTACCAGCCTCATCACCTGTTGCGATTTCTTTTAGTCTCAAATCATTTACATAAGTTGCCATGTTTGTCTCCGTTGAAATTTATTATAAGTTGTTTTTTTGCAAAAGTTAAGCTACCTCTTTCCAATTAGGTGTTTGTGAATCATCTATTAAACCCCAAACAGCCACAACGCCGACGTTAGCTGTTGCACCGTCAAGTGCTAAAACAATATTAGCTTCTGCATCAGTGGTTACACTTCCAAGTGAGCTTGTTGCTGCTAATCCACTAATACTAACGCTATTCGATGACCTAGTAATGACAGAGCCTACTGCCGAGGTGCTACTAAAACCAGATATTGTTATGTTGTTATTGGTTACAAGCGAAGTATTACCTAAACGTGCTTCTCCATCTTGTCCAAAAATAGATAAATTATTGTTTGTTGATAAGGTTGTTGTACCTAAAGCTGATGTACTAGCTAAACCATCTACAGAAATATTATTTACTGAAGTTGTTGTGGCTGTACCTAAATTTGCTGCAGCTAATTGAGTTGCAGGAGTTACATTAGCATCAGCTTGAATAACTACGCTAACAGAGCCTAAAGATGCAGTGACACCTCCAACTGTTGCTACAGCTTGTGCATTTACCGCTACAACCGGTGTTCCTGTTGTACCTGCAGCAGGAGCCGTTATATTAAGTGGTACAGCACCTTCACCGTAACCAAGCTGACCCCATGTTCCTCGACCCCAACCGTTAAGAAACTCAGCCATTATCTAAGTCTGCTTTGTAAATCTACTATAGCTTTTGAGATACCGCCACCACCTGCTCGCATCATCATTGGTCGCATAGCGCCTGCAAATCCGCCTCTTGCACCGCCCATCATAGTCATGTCAGGTCTTATTGTGGGTGCCATAGGTTGTGGCATAGGCATACTAGGAATCATGGGTTGTGGCACAGGAACAGGTCTTGGTCTAGGCCTTGGTGTCATGGGTGGAGTCATGGGTGGTATTGCAGGTGGTATGGGCGCTACAGGACTGGGCATTGGTTGTGGAATATCCATAGCGTCTCTACCTAATCTGTTTATTGACATAAAATCTTGTCTTCTAGGTCCTGATGGCAGTCTCTCTAATGGTCTTTCTATTGACGGTGGTTTTTGCATGCCTAACATACCAAAATCATCAGGTAATGGCGGCATTATTCCGGGACCAAAGCCATAATCTTCTAGTGGTATTGGTTTATTTCTTTTTTTTAACGCTGTTCCACCAGCTACAGGAGGTCTTACTAGTGGTGCTAAATCACTAGTTTGTCTACCTATAGAAGTTTCTGTTGGTGTTTGCATGCTACCGATTTGTGCGGTCAAATCAGCTATTTGTTGCTCTAAACCTGATTTAACACCCTCAAACTTGCTTGCTTGTTCTGTAAGAGCATCTTGTTGAGCTTGTGCTAGTTCGGCTCGCATTACATCTTGTTGCTGAAGTGCATCGTTTTTTTCTGCCTCTAGGACACCCATTTGTTCCATTAATTTACTTATTTGCTCTTCTAGTCCACTTATTTGTGAGCCAAAATCTTGCATGGGCATAGGACTAAACGGAATAGGTGTTGCGTCAATCATTCTTGGCTGTGGTGTTGCTGGTACGCCCATGTTAGGAATAATAGATTGACCAACAGGCGGCACGCTAGCAATGGTTCTTTCCATGGCTGAATAGTCGGCTGGGTCGATGCCTAAGTAATCTTTTAAATAATCTACTGCCATTACATTTCTCGTCTGTTGCCTTCTATGGGTCTATCCATTGATTTGCTTTTTGTAACTTTACCACCCATGTTAAAAAGTGGCAAACCTTCTTTTTTTATCTTTGCTTTCATTTCAGGGGTTATACGAAGGATGTTTGCTTTTACTAATTCATCTTCTAGCGCATCTTGAAATGCTGGCTCATCAAATTTAATGGGTGCATCTGTTAAAGTATCATCAATATCTAATTTACCTTTCTCAAACTTACCGCCATATTTTTTGGCTATCTTATCCATTGATTTTGGTAAGGTCTTGTCGTAAAAGCGTTCAAAAAATTGTGCTTCATCACTACCCGGTGTCATGTCATACCTTGCCAATATAGGCGTTGAGGCTGAAACAGAAATAGCATCTTTGCCTTCATTAATTGCATCTAAAATCATTTTTTTTAACACCATCTCGCCGTAATCATCGCCTTTGAATGGAAAATTTGGGACTCTGAGTTCTCTTGTTATTGCTAATTCATAAGCTGGATTAAAAGCTTCATCAAACTTTGAAAAATCAAACTTTTGCCCACGAGAGACAACATCAAAGTCCATGTTTGCAAATTTTACGTCAACGGTTGCTAAAGCATCGTACATGCTTCTTCTAGCATCGTTCATTCTTATTAAAGAAAATTTACTTTGCGGAGACTGACCATAAAGCTCCTCAGCGCTAGCCACTATATTTTTTATGTTTTGTAACCTCCCCCTGCTTAAATTAGAGTTTTCAAGAACAGGTAATATTTTATCTTTTAATGCTTTAAACTCCATACTGATTTTGCTAGACATACGACCTAGCTTAATTAAATCATCTGCATCTTGTTCAGGGTCTTTGTAACCTTTCTTTCTTCCTTCTTTGTGTAAATCTGATTGTATTTCGTCTGCATGTACAGAAAGTGTGCCGTCTTCGAGTAATCTATCTCTACCAAGTTTATGAGCTACTTGTGTATCTTCATCAAAGTGACCTAAAGGTGGTGCAAATTCATCTGTATTTTCAAAAATATACACCTTTTCTGAATAATTTTTTCCGCCGGGCAGAGTTTCATCAACGTATGTTTTGTATCTTTGGTTGCCCATATACATGCCTATGTCAATATCTTCTCGTTCTTCTAAAATACGTTGTAAACGAACCTTAGCCTCTGTTTCTGAATAAGCAACGTCATCGTAGCCATAGTCTTTCATATCTATTCTTTCGCCGTTTACAAAGGTTTGATAGCCAACATCTTCGTTACCGTAAGCAAAAGTTTTATCGCCGCCAACAAAACCCTCGCCTTTAGGTTCAATTAAAATGTAGGGATTATCTTCGTATACTGTCCGTGCGTATTCTTCAATTACATCTTCAAGTGTTTCATTGCTTGCACCTGATTCAACACCTTTGTTAATTCTTTCCACCATATCTTCGAAGGTAAATTCTTTGCCAAGTTCACCATACTTATTCAATTCGTCATAAGTAAGTCTTGTACTATAATCTCTTGCTAAATCATCTAAGTATACTCCTTCCATGTTTTTAACATCGTAAACAATATCGTCTATTAAATATTGATAGGAAAG